AGCCTTTTATGACGAGGCTTTACCTGAGGAGCTAGACGGCGAGCAGATAGCAGCAATTTTAGGCGATGCCCTTAACGGCTCGTGGGATGAGGTAACTCCGACTCTTACGTGGGAGACATATCCTCCTAGCGTGACCTGGGCTAATGCCGAGAGTTATGAAGGCACAATAGACACCGGCCTTTACACGATGATCCCAGTAGCCGCTGCTAATTTACAAAGTCAAAACCTAGTAGACCTAATCGCTAACAGCGCACTAGGTCAGGTATACGAGACAGCTTTAGGGTTTATAAATTATGACGATGCAGACCATCGTAGTAATTACATAGCTGCTAATGGCTCAAAAGAATTTAGCGGACTTTATGCAACTCCATCGAGTATTAGATCTCAGCTACAGATAGCCAAGATCCGTAACTCCGAGATCGTCCGCTACGGTACAGGTTACGCCTCGCTTTATGAGGAGACGGATGCAGACTCGATCGCTACCTATGGCCTATTTCAATATAAATATGACTCTAACGTTAAAAGCCTTGCAGATATTACAGATATCGTAACGAGAGACTTAGGACTAAGAGCAGTACCTAGCGATCAGTTTGGACAGATTACTTACAGACTAGATAACGGTGATCTACCAGATGCGCTAAGAGATGAGTTAATCGCTGTATTTTTTGGTGAGCCTGTTGTAGTAACTAATCTGCCGGCTAATATGTTTGGCGGTTTCTTTGACGGCTTTATAGAAAATATAACTATGAGCTCTACACCTTCTTATGTAGATCTAACTCTTTACTTATCCCCTCTTGACTTCTCTCTTGTACCTCCTACGTGGGAGACCGTAGTACCTAACAGCATCATATGGAGCGATGTAAATGCAACGCTCCCATGGAATAGAACGATTGGAGCACTAAACTAAAATGGCTACTAGTACAAATTATTTATGGGCTGAGCCAAATGACAGCGACCTTGTAAAAAATGGCGCTCTTGCTATTCGCACGTTAGGTAATGCTATCGATGCCTCAGTATGGAGTATTGGCTACGGCCAAGCCGGCAAGAATAAAATCATAAACGGCGGCTTTGACGTATGGCAGCGCGGTACAAGTATTACTATCGGATCAGATGGCGCGGCATTTTCTGCCGATAGATTTAAGGGCAGCTACACAGGTACAGGTATTAACGTAGTGGCGACACAGGATACGAGCGTACCTAATCCACAAACTAAGTTTTCGCTAAAGCTAACTCAAACAGGCGGTAACGCTACAGCGCTCACTACTTACGCTATACGTAACTTTATAGAGCAATCTACTATATTGCCTCTACTAGGTCGTGCGGCTACCTTGTCTTTTTGGTATCGCTCAAGTGTTACAGGCACTCATGCAACGCGCATAAATGGTACAGAAAACACAGGCGGTACAAGTCAGACCGCGACCTTTACAGTAACGACCGCCGATACATGGGAATATAAAACTATTGCCGTAACGGCCTTTAGCGCTGTTACCGCTGCAAGTGCTAATTTTACAGATCGAGGTGCCTTTATTGACCTTGGCCCTGCATCACAAAGTAACGGCCAAACCTCTTTCGCGAGTGGTGCTTATTTCCAAGTGGCACAAATGCAGCTTGAGTCCGGCACTACCGCTACTCCGTTTTCACGTACGGGCGGCACTATGCAAGGCGAGCTTGCTATGTGCCAGCGGTATTATTGGCGCAATACCGCAGGTACGACATACGGGCTTTATGGTATAGGAACGGCAAGAAGTACAACTCAAGGAGACGTGCTTATCAACTTCCCGGTAACCATGCGAAGTACACCCGCAGTGTTAGAATATGCAAATCTTGGTTACCACTCTGGGTCGTTAAACACAAGCGTATTTGCTAATGCATCTTTATTTACCAATACTAATAACGCAACACCAAATACCGCAATACTTTATGGGACTGTTGCAAGTGGATTTACTACATTTCAAGCAATTTACTTATTAAATAATAATAATACAGCCGGTTATATCGCATTTAATGCAGAGCTTTAGGAGATGAAAATGAACGATGTAACTTTTGCAATTGTTGATGAGATTGAATACGCAATTATTGACCGAGGTGACGGCGAATTTACTTCAATGCTTAAATTGACTTATGAGGCGATGCAAGCCGAGCTGGTAAATGGAGACTAGTTACAACGGCTACCCTGCCTCTAAAGATCCGGCAGAGATTAAAATAAAGTCCTACCCTGTAAAGGGTACGGATCGTAAGCTAAGGTGTGCCGAGAGTGTTGGGCCTCTCTTGGCCGCCTTTGCGGCTGAATTTCACGAGCTAATCGAGCCGATCGATGAGGGCACTTTTGACGATTGGGGCTATGCCTACAGGATGGTTAGAGGCAATCCGACAAAGCTCTCTTGTCACTCATCCGGTACGGCAATCGATCTTAATGCTACAAAGCACCCGTTAGGTAAGTACGATACTTTTGCAGCCGAAAAAGTACCTATGATCCGAGCGCTTGCTAAAAAGTACGGCCTCAAGTGGGGCGGCGATTTTAAGACAAGGCCGGACGATATGCATTTTGAGGTTGAAGTATCAGCAATTAAAGCCAAACAACTAATGACAAAGTTAGGATTAGAAAATGCCTAGTAGTGCTCAGGTAACAGTAGGAGTAACAGCTACAGTATTAGTAGCCGCTAATATTGCAGATCAAACCGCCTATTTACATAACTCAGGCGGAGGCGCTGTATATATTGGAGATGCCAACGTGACAACAGCCAACGGCTACAAAATGGATAACGGCGATAAATTAACGTTATCTGTAGGAGATCATGAGGGCTTATACGGTGTCACCGCATCAGGTACTAACGTGGTCGGTGTACTTAAACAAATCAACTAAGGGCACTTAGGAGCTAGACAATGAAAGAGCAAGCAATCGCAGCGGCTAAGTCTTACGGACGAGCTGCTATCGCTAGTGCGGCAGCGCTGTACATGAGCGGTATTTCAGATCCAAAAGTATTAGCTAATGCGTTTATCGCGGGGCTAATCGGGCCACTACTAAAAGCGCTACAGCCATCCGAGGGACAGTTTGGCGTAACTAAGTAATGGAAAGAGCTCAGCTCCTAATCGGTATTGCCTTGGGGGTAACTACTGTTTTGGGGTTAGGGGCTGGGCTCGTCCGCCATCTTGTAAAGTTTTATCTATCAGAGCTCAGGCCGGATGGTAACGGCGGCCATAACCTTGCAGGTCGAGTAGACCGCATAGAGAAGCAAGTAGACCGTATCTATGAGATCTTGATAGAGGATCGTCTAGCCCGGTAGCGACACGCCAAGAGGTTAAACACTTTGCTTTCGGACAAAAAGCCCTCATACTGATACTACAAATGCTGAGAGGGCTACTCGGTTAGTAGCTTGATCGGCCTTAACAAAGGGCAGATAATGAATAGTTTAGACATATTAATAGGCCTTGGCGCATGCGCTTTAGGCTTTTTGTTTATGACGGTCGGTTACTCAATCGGCTTTAAGCATGGTCATGGTGAGGGCTTTGTACGTGGCCGCGCTATTGCTAAAGCTCTTAAAGAGAGTGAGTTGGCCTCATGAGTTTTTTAGATAACTACGAGGATGTAAATGCGAGGATTACGCGCTTTAGATTAGAATTTCCCTCAGGCAGATTAGTAGCCGTTATTGAGGATAAAGACCTAACCGCCGGATGGGTGCTAATTAGAGCTGAGGCTTACAAAGAGTACGAGGATGTATTGCCAAGCGCTGTTGATTATGCCTATGGCAACGTGGCAAGCCTTACGGCCAATATGCGTAAGTGGCTAGTTGAGGATACCTCAACCTCTGCTATAGGTAGAGTTATAGGTTTACTGTCTCCTAGCCCGGGTGGTCGTCCGACTAAACAGGATATGGAGCGCGTGGAGTCGCTGCCTACTACGCCTGATCTATGGGCTACGGTACAAACGGCTAAGGAAACAGGTACTACCGTTTTATCTACAGCTGTACAAGAGATCCAAGGACAACTGGGCGGTGAGCTTGTAGCCGCTGCCCCTCGTTGTGCTCATGGCACGATGGTTTGGGCTGAGGGTACGGCTAAATCAACCGGCAAGCCATGGGCCGCGTACAAGTGCACCGAGCGAGTACGCGCTAATCAATGTAACCCTCAATGGCAAGTAATGAACTCATCCGGTAAGTGGTTGCCTCAGCTATGACTAAAAACCGCTTAGCCACAATTGTACTTACAGTAGATGCCGTTTTAATTCTTGGATGGATGGCCTACTTATGGGCGAAATAACCTTTATTAAAGATGGTTACGCCTCAGTAATACACGATGATGGCTCTATAACTACAACAGCCCTAGAGCGATGCGATCAATGCCTCGAGTGGCAACCACAAAGCGGCGGACTCGCCATACGTGATTACGGACAAGAGGTACTCATATGGCTCTGCTCGACATGTCGCGCGTAGTTA